TTATAGTAGATTGACAGCTTCCGCAAGTTTGTCCTTGTCTTGATGCAGGTAGCGGGAAGTGACGGTCAAGTTCGCATGTCCGAGTAGTTTCTGAATGCTGACAAGTGATGCACCTTTATCTAAAAGATTCGTTCCGAAAGAGTGGCGGAGGACGTGGGCTGTGATGTGTTTGTTCCAGCCGAGTTCATCAACTGCTTCTTTCAATAAGCGATTCACGTAGTTAGCGGAAATGCTCCCAGACTTTGGGATGGCAAAGAAGTAATCGGTTTCGATATTTTCGTGATCACGGATGTTCTCGAAATAGTTCGTTAGAATCGGATGGAGTGTCTTTCCAATCGGAATGTCACGATTCTTTTTCCCTTTACCTTCGATGATGTGGATCACCTCATTTTCTAAGTCCACATCTTTTATTTTTAGATTTTTCATTTCTGTAATGCGTCCACCTGTGTAAAACATCGTCTGAATGACCGTGCGAATCACTGGCTGGTGGATGTGGGAAATTAAAATCTCCAGTTCTTCTTCTGTAATGAAATCACGCTCCTTTTGAATGATTGCCACAGGCTCTAACAGTTCGGCATGATTTTTCTTGCAAAGTTCTCTTTTAACTGCGTAGCCATAAAAACTTCTTAACACGTACACCACTCGATTTCTTGTCGCTGTCGACTTTTTCCGTTCTTTTAAGTGCTGCATATACGCTTCCATATCCTCTAGCTGAATATCTTCCAAGTAGACTGGCCCATTATGCTTTACGCTTAAGTAATGGTTGAAATAACCAAGTTCTGCCTTGTATCCTTTAACCGTTTCTTTAGAACGGTCAACCGCTTGAAGATGCTCTAAAAACTGCCTAACAGCTTGAGTAAACAGCATATAAAACTCCCCCTTATTGTTTTTGTAGTAGCATATTACCGTTACGTTTCTTATCTATCAAGTTATGTTTCACTTATAATTAGAGATAAAAAACAGTTGTGTCTGTAAGAGAAAAAAGAGACCAAAAAAAGAAGCCTTGAACCGATAACCAGTTCAAAGCCACTTGTTTCATCTGCTATTTCGGCATAATAACCGCTTCAAATCCCGCTTTCTTCAATCTAGTTACTTGCTTTTCCGCATTCGCTTTGTCCGCAAAAGAACCCGCCATCACACGGTAAAGAGTACCCGTTGATGAGGATGTTGGTTTGGATGCAGCCGCTTTATAAGTAACACCAACCTGCGCAAGAATCGCTCGTGCAATCCCCTCAACAATCTGTTTTCTCTTTTTATCAAACAATTGGTTATCAGCTGTATTGTCAATAAAGCCAATTTCAATCAGAATGGCAGGTGCTTTCGTTTCCCTAAGCACATGGAAGTTGGCTCGCTTAACACCTCGATTGGTAAAACCGACTGCGACTAGTTCCTTCTGAATCCGTTCTGCCAGTTGTTTTGCTAGAGCACCACCTGTTGTGAACAGAAAGGTTTCAGCACCTTTCGCTTTTTCAGGTTGAAAGGCATTACGATGAAACGAGATAAAGTAATCATACTTCTTACGATTCTCCATATTACTCCGTTCCCGCAAGCTAACCGTTTTATTCGATGTTCGGGTTTCATCCAGTGCTACTCCATGTCTTCTTACTTCAGCCGCGACCGCTTTTCCAATCGAAAGCACATCATCCGCTTCTTTTCTTCCTTTATACATAGCCCCTGGATCTGTTCCACCATGGCCGTAATCAAATAATAATCTCGTCATTTGTTATCCCCTTTTGAATGTATTTCTTGAAACAATAACTTCAATTTTTCTGGAACAGGCAGTCCAATCTTTGAGGAATTTTCGATAATGCTTATTCCTTCATTGGCGAGATAGAAGAAAATGATTGCGGTTCGAATGGCACTGCCTTGCTCCAGCACATACAAATCAAGCACATTGCCGATACCGACAAATGCCAGGATCAGCATCTTCTTAAAAATTCCTTTGAAACCAACGCGGCTTGACAATTTGCGTTCAAGTACCGCTGACATTAGACCAGTTATATAATCAATGGTTAAGAAGGTAAGGAGCGCATAAACCAATCCGTCCATCCCTCCTAAAAACCATCCAATCGAGCCACCAACCGCAGCCCATAAAATTTGTGCGATATGCAAAATATCTTTCATTTGTTTGCTCCTTTCCCAATAAAAAAAGAACATCATGGCGATGTCCTATGTGTATGGGTTATTCAGTTTGAAAATTGTTATTCTTCCTTTATTCGTTTTACCGCACTTTGCATCATATCCATCCCTATCAACCGTGAGAGCATAACATCCAAGTTGTTCAACAGCTTTTCAGCAGTGCCGTTTAATTCATCATAGGAATATTCAGGTTTCCCTCTCATCCTATAACTATATTTCTGATGCGTATCGAGCATTTGTTGCTCTTGCTTTGATAATTTTCTTCTTTGAAATGGAACGCTTAGTTCATCTATCCCCACAAAGTATCTATGGGTTGCTGTGTTTCGATAGTGTCTGAGTATTTTTCTATCTTCTTGCTTTATACCTTTATAGGCATGCGAAAGGATACGATTCAATTCTTCAATTTCCCCGAAAGATAACCATCCTGCTTTTTGATCACGTTTTCTTAATAGGGATTTAAAAGGATTGAAGTAGACTTTTCCTTCCTCTTTTACTAACTCGCACCGAGACAATTCATTTATCATCACCGCCACGTAATCCAACAGGGAAATGATTCTTGGGATGACGGTTCGAAAATGATAATTCTTCACTTCAAACTTCCAATGATTGCTCCAGCCAGCTTCACCTTTCTCCCTTAGTTCCTTTTCTATCTTATATGCAGCTTGAGCATAATAGTAAGTTTTCACCAGCTCACGAAAAGCCTCAGAAATTGAATAAAGATAGCTTTGACAAAGCATGTCTTTAACTGGAGCAAAGCCTTCCATCGTTACTTCGTATTTCAATGCCTCATACGGAGAGGTAAGTAGCATAATAGAGTATTCCTTATGCCATTTCATTAAATAAGGCTGCATCTTCTCCAAGTCTTCATCTAATAATTTCTCATCCATATACCACACCTCCAACACCAGTGTAGCACAGGGGTGGTATGGCAGAATGAAAACCAGCCATCATCTTTTACTTTGAAATAAGTCCTTTATTTTTTGCTTTGTCTTGTCGGCAAAAGTCGGAACTTCATTACCGAATGTGACATAGAGTTCCAAGCCATCACGCTCATAGATTTCTTGCACTTCGGTGACGCGAGTTGTTAATTGCAAGCCCCATTCCACTTGTTCGACAGTGACCAGATCACCGACATCCCAATCCTTCTGATATCGAAATGGACCATGGGGTAATATGGCTGATTGGAGATTCACCAAATGCGGATGCTCTTTTAGTTGCTGCTCCCCACGAGTATATAGCTCACTTGTTTCCATGACATCACGGGCATCTACAAACAACACATATTTCTCAAGTCCACTTGCATCCAATTCCGTTAGTGCGATTTCACGAGCCGCTCCTTCCCCTTGTCCACCAACAACTGCTTGATTACGAAAACCCATCACACTATCTATCATTGTTTGCGTTCGTATATTATCAAATGCGGTGGAAAATATGACGGGCGGAAGTTCAGTTTGTTCAATTGAAAGGTTTCTTCCATTGTATGTGTCAAATATCCATCGCTTTATCAAAAGGTCAGGATAGATGTGCCAACCGATGTTTGTGAGTCTACTAATAGCCTCAATCTCTTCACTCAAGTTTTTATAGCGACTTTGCCATTCAATGGATGGGCCACGCTTTAAATCGGATGCTATTTCAAGAAAGGGAAATGCCATATCAGGCAGTTCAATGCAGTTCCTTCTCACAAAATGTTTCATAACACTTTCTGCTGGGCCATCTTGTACATCATAGGCAGCACCAGTTAGTGGAAAGGTGATGCGTTGTTTCAAAATATCCCCCAGTTGAAATCCTTTCACCGTCAGAATTTCTTCGCCATTTTCATTTAATTGAATTTCCTTGTGGCGAATGATGCCTATTTTCATTGGATCATTACCGACCATCAGAAGCCGATTGATGGTCAGTTTATCCGCATGTTGCACTCGGTAATTTGTCACAAGCTGAAATTCACCGGGTCTATGAACATTTCGACTAAATGAAAAGGAGAGGTAATTGTCTACCTCCCCTAATAAGTCCAATTCTTCTGTTAAAATTCTAATCGGCTTCATATGAATCTTCCTTTCAATTACGAGGCTATTTCCGCTAATACTTGTTGGACAACCTCTTTTAGATTACTTAAGTTTGGCACTTGGTCTATCGTGTATACTCCTGCTAAGATAAGCGGGACCCATACATTTTTAACAAGTGCTGATTGTTTCGTAAACAACATTATGCCTCACCTCCTGCAAGTAAAATGGCAAGTTCAGCCATTGCTTGTTGTAGACCTTGAATTTCAGCTTCTAGCGTATTAAATTCCACACTTTGAGGTGTATCTACATACTCCCACCACACCGTGTCCGTTTTCTTATCGGCTTTAATGATGCCTGCTTTTCCAATCGGCGCATCAAGTACAGGCAATTCCTCAATGGCTACAGCTTTTGCTTTATCTTCTTCTGACAACACACTTTCGTCATAAACGATACTTCCACCTTCAAATACATAAATCATCTTATCTTCCTCCTTACATTTCTTGATAATTTTTTACATAGACGTTTTGCTTTAATTTTTCAATATAAAATCCAGTCGCCACATAAATAGTGTGAGCATGATCCACCTTCACATCTGCAATTTTTTCTGCGGCGCGGTAACGCCAAAATTCATCACCGTTTCCACTGATTTTAATAAGCGTTTGGTCATTATCCCAAACATAAATATTGCCATCTTCAGCTTGTGCAACCCGCAAATAAAAACTACTAATATTCACATCTAGCACTCTAAAGTCATGTAGTTTACCATTAGAGTAGGCGTTATAAGCCTTAATAGTTGTTCCATTGATGTCATATAAAAAATCATCATGCCTACCAAATACCGCCTTTGCCTCATTAAAATAACGTAGACAGCGAAATGTATCTACGTCATACAATTTATTAAAAGCGAGTATTGTGTTGTTGTCCCATAGTTGTAAAGACTGCAAGACCTCACTTGTGCCCAGTTCCATCACTTTTAAAAGCGTACCTTCAGGAGAAATTTTAACAAGCATATTTTTTCTATTTGACGTGGATGTATGCCAGTAATGGATGCCAAGAATAATGGTGCCTTCATTAGTAGTAACTAGGTCTGTCACTGCTCCCGTTGTATTTGGAATGGTACAAGACCATACAACTTCACCGTATTGATTTAATTTCTTAACTGTTCGGTTCGTATCTGCGACAAAGACTTGTCCATTTCGGTCGACTTTAATAAAATTCAACACAAGATTACTGCGATACGTCCACACTTTTTCACCCACTGCGTTAAATTTCCGTGCAGTCCAGTCATCACTCACCCCGTAAAAATTACCCATTTGATCGCAATCAATCGCATTAACGGCTCCTTCAAATTGATAGGGAATAAAATCCGACCATTCTTTTTCCGTAGACAATATTCGACATGTTTGTTTCCGTAAAATATAAATGTCTGGTTCATCAAAGCCATAACCACAAATCGGATTCTGATTAATGTTATAAGCCTCACGCCAAATGAAGCCCGCCAGTTGATTATCTAGCTTCGTTATTTCTTGACTAGACAACGTATAAATATTTTTATCGCTATCAATAAATAAGTTATAGACTGTCGTTGTATTAGCACTGCTTCGTTCAAAAATTGGCTCACCTGTTTGGTAGCTATGCTTTCTAAGCATTCGGTAGCCATCAATGGAATAAAAATGATTGGTACCAGGTTCAATCGCAAGGGCATAGGCAAGCTGATTATTCGGCATCGTATATGAATATACGATACTTCCATTACTGACATTCAATCGTCTTATTAAATAATTCCGATATGTGGCGACAAAAATAGTTGTGCTGTTGACTGCAAGGGCATAAACTTCCTCACTTAAGTTAGGGGATGACCAGATGGACTGTCCTGTATTTCGGTTATATTTTCTGACATAATGGTTCGTTGAACTTGTCACACCGATATACACACCACTTGCATCAACTGCGATGCTTTTTGGATTGTCTGATGAACCCGTCATTTCCCAAATTGTACTTCCGTCTAAGGCATACTTATACAAGCTGCCACCTTGTGCTACATAATAACTGCCATCACTTTCTGCAGTATCAGGAGACATATGTGCATTGGTTGTCGTATGTGTATTTTCCGCAATCACACTGCCAGTAGAACAATCATAAATCGTCACACCTGTTGTATGCAGCACGTACAGTTTCCCCGCGTGATAATGATTCACACCACGGCGGTCGGATAAAGTTCCAAGGGGGCGATGCACAAAAGGCAGTCCAGCACCTTGAATCGTGTTAGAAGCGATAATGGGCGTAAGCCCTTCAATCGGTGCGACACCCGAACTACCTGAACTTTTTCCAAAACCATGTAACAATAAATCATTCACTTACAATGACCTCCTTTATCCAGTCGCCTGTTTCGTTATAAACCTGTTCATATTCAACAACGGTCTGGATGGTTTCTCCGTCCGACTCGTAATACTTTACTGTCCGTTTTTCATAGTTGGGTGAATTGCCACCACTAAGCACGGATTTTTTAGCCAGAGTCCCATCAGGGCGATGCCATTCAATAGTGGTAAACATTCCTTTGTGGTCTTTGCCAAAACGATACGTATTTACTACATCCCCATGGGCAAATAAATCTGCTTTATGTTGGTTAAATATACTCCAAGGTACTAGATCCGCTGTCTCACCAGTGATTTCTTGAATATTATCAAGCCAATTTTTCCACTCGGTATAAAAGGCACCATCTGGTTCACGAGTTTTCCCTTGCATCCACGCATCCCAAGCAACCTCAAATACTTCTGGATGTGCTCGCCACCAGGCTTCCCACTGTTCCTGCATCCACTGTGTTTCACTTGTAATATCTTGAGGTAAAAGCAGCTTTCCACTAATGTAAAAGTCGACTGCATCAGATTGGCTAGATACCCCGTCAATGGTTTCTTCAGATACAATGACTTGGTCAAATACAGACGTTTGAAAAGATTCACCTGCAGATATAATTTTGTCCCGTAAGACATATGCCCCTGCCAATTTCAGACTGACAGTTTGAGCTGTGTTTGTTAGATTCGTTAAAATGATAGATTTCAAGATGGCTACCCGGTCATTTGGCACTTCGTATAATGATTCAAAACTTGTGGCTAATGTACCTTTACTCAGCCTTACAGCACTCCCCATATTACATCCCTCCCCATGTGTTAATAACGGATTGTCCAATCCTGTGCCAATTACCTTCAGAAACTTCAGCTTCTAAACTTCCACCTACTAGACGCAAGCCGTGAACTCCTTCCTTTATGGTTTTATCTCGGTGTGCTTTAAACTGACTGCGCGGCACAAGGTTCGTGACATCTTGAATATCTTCAAACCAATTCTTCCATTCGGTGTAAAATTCACCCTTGGGTGCTGTCAGTTTATCACTCACCCATGCTTGCCAAACCCTTTGTGCCTCATGGTCAAACCAAATATCCCAGTCCTGCTGAATACGGTCAAACCAGTTTTTCCACTGCATGTAGAATTCTCCACTTGGTGTTGTTAATTTATCACTGACCCAGTTTGACCAGGTCTGTTGAAAAGCGGAGAATTTACTGTTTAGCAGCGCTAAAAATGAGGCATGTTCCATACTGGCATCTTGCTTTTTATCTGTTAAATAGGCTAACCACGCTTCAAATTCCATATCACCATGTGATTTTCTTGCATCCAAATACAGCTGCCACTCGTTGAACAGTTCGGTCGTGTCTACTTGTTCAAATAGATGGGTGACAATGCCACACACTGCAGAGTTTAATCGTTCATCCGTGATCTGGTAGGATTCAATAAAACTTTTTCCAGCCAGCACTTCTACCTGTGCTAAAGATAGTTCATATATATTTTCATCTCTTGTCAGGCTTGGTATTTGTGGATTTTCTGAAGGAATCCCCGTTAATACAAACGCCTTCACATATCGGTTTTCCAACGTTTTATCTAGCCTAATCACCACCCGGTCAATACGGCTATATTCGGCATGAGCCATTGGATGATAAAGTTCTAAAGGCTCGATGTCAATTTTATAAAGATACCCTTCAAGCCAAGCGTAGCCTTGTTTGATGAATGTTCGCATATCTTGTCCAGCTGCACCGACTTGAAGGTTATCGCCTGAACCATTAAAAATACCATTCCGAATAAAACGTCTAAAATAATCTGCGAACTCATCTGCTGTATAATATCTTTCATCCTCACCGTCTACCGAATCAAAAAACATATAACGCTCCAACTTGAGTCCTCCTTTCTACAAGCCGATGTAACGATTTTTCCATTTCACTACTACCCTTGTTTTGATACTGTCATTATTACTTTCATAACTTAAAATATTTTCACCTTTAGCAAGTTGCCAAAATACACTCGCCAAATCAAGATAATGAAAAGCGTTTTCTCCGTTAATTCGGACATATTTATTGCCAAATTCCGTATAAATGGACAGGACATCTTCTTCGCCAAGGCTTCTATTTACTCTAATAAATTCACCCGTACTTATATTTGTAACAGTAGGATTTGTCGCTGGACCATTGAACACAATTTCCACTGGCGTCCCAACATCACCCTCGTTTTCTGCTCTTCTTCTAAATCCACGGTAGGAGAATGTGGTGGGAAGCCTTAGCCCAAACTGCAAGCCACCCATCAAATACGACATCTCTCGACTTTCCGTATACACATCCTGCCAAAACGGCTGATGACAAATAAAAACAAGCATGAACTTTTGATAGTACAGTCCATGCTGTCCCGCATCATTTGGGAATATCGGTGTCGTTTCAACTGTTGCCATAATTTCACGCACAGTAGCTTCATGTTCGTATGTCAGTTTGATAGGTTGTGCGTTTAATGGATTTGTGATTTGTTGCAACAATCGTTTCTTTCCCTGCAGTTCGCTGAGATTTTGACGGGTGATAATCGTTCCTTCAATAGTGATTTCACGTTCATCAAGTGTGCTGTCAAAATACGTAGCACCATGTTGCTTTGGTGCTCTTTGTGTTTCAAATTGTACGTTTACTTCACTCAGACCTGTTATTTTTTCAATATAGAAAGGCGCATGGTTACCTAGTGTGACAGATAACCCTTCCGTATTTGTTAATGTGATTGACGGCATGATCCACCTCCTACCATTCCATCGCCAGTTGACGAGATGTATTTTTTATTTGACGAGCCGTTTCAGTTGGTGAGAGTGGGGTAGGACTGTTAATCGTAATATGTTGTGTAATGCCTTTACCACCGCTCATCATTCTTTTCGTTTCAGCGTCATTATAAATTTGACTGCCTGTTGGAAGTTTGACTAATTCTGGTCCAAGTTCTCCGACCATCGTCCAGCCACCTTGGAAAAAACTTGTTCCACTGAAGTTCTTGGCTGTCTTTTCATCCCCACCCGTCACTTTGGAAATGACCTCTGTTACTTTCTGCACGATACTGAACACTTTCTCTTTTACACTAGTCGCATTCCATTCAAGGATTTTACTGATACCTTCAGAAATCTTCGTCTTGATGCCATCGATACTTGAGGCAACCGCACCTTTTACCAATGCCCATTTTTCAGAAGTAGAAGAGCGGAGCGCCTCCCATTTTTCTACAACATTAGATCTGATTTCTTCAACTTTTGCGAGCGTATCTGTTTTCATGGAGTTCCAACTATTCGCAAGCGTTGTTTTGACGTTATTCCATTTCTCTGAGGAAGCGGATTTGATTTCCTCCCAGCGGTTGATGACATTCTGCTTGATTTCACTCGCTTTTGTAGCGATATCACTTTTCATCACTTGCCACTTCGTCTTGATTTCACCCGTTTCCCAGTCGACTTGATTCACATGTTCTTTCGCTTGGTTTTTTGCTTCTTTAACCACATTTTCATGCATTGATTCAGCTTGTTTCACCGTGTCATCCCGTTGGCGCTTAGCTTCTTGGATCAACTTATCCGCTTGGTCTTTCGTGATGGTTTTTGCCTCATCACGCTGACGGATGATTTCTTTGACCACTTCGTCATACTGTTCTTCTGCATTTTGAACAGTTTTCTGTTTCTGTTCGAGGCTGTTTTTCACCACTTCTACCGCTTGTGTTGCGGTGATTTCTCCAGCCTGTGCCTTCATTCGTTCCATGATGGATTTCGCTTCGACTTCATTTTCCGATAAGACTTGGATGCCCGTTTCAACCATTTCTTTTTGGATGGCATTGATTTCTTCCTGTTCTGCTTTCGTGATGGCTCGCTTTTCGGTAGAAGCAGTTTCTAGTATTTCCTTGATGCGGGCTTCCCCGTCTGCCACAGTTTGTTTACGATTTTCATGTCCTTGCTGCATATTGTTCAGAATTTCTTCTTGTTCCTGCTTGGAAAGCGAAGTGCTGTTATCGACAAATCCTTGAATTTTGGAAAGAGAGTCCTCATGGTGTTGGTCGAGACCCGCTTGGATCTGTTCCGCCATCTGCGAAAAGTTCTCCGTGATACCATCCGCCATTTCCTTCGTTACTTCCTGTCCACTCCAAGACAACTGATTTAATGCTAGAGTTGCTTCATCATTTAATTCTAAAAAACCACCAACTGCTTTCTTTGTAGATTCAGATACTTCATCACCAAACAGCTGTATTTCTGGAATACTCTCCTCAGAAAGATGTTTATATAGTGCAACACCAGCAACCGTTAAAGCAGCAATCGCCGCGACTGCAATTCCAACTGGTCCTGTCAGCACTGTAAAAACTGTCGCCAGTCCGCCAATTGCAGGGGTTGCAGCAGCCGCTCCTGTTGTGACAACAGCTATCGCTCCCGATATAGTAGAAATCACAGAGATGGCTGTCCCAATTCCTGCGATGAGTTTTCCACCGATTAATAAGATAGGACCAATTGCGGCAGCGACCAAACCTAACATCACAATAGTTTCTTGCGTTTTTGGGTTTAAATTACTAAACCAATCGACCGCTTGTTGCAATTTTTCCACTAGCTTTTGTAAGTGGGGAAGAAGGATTTCAAATATTTGTATCCCAACACCCTCAAGACCCGATTTTAAAATAGTCAGTCCACCTTGCAAATTATCAATCATGACATCTGCCATGTCTTTTGCGACACCGTTATATTCCCTTGTCGCTTGAGTAAGTTTTTCATAATCATCATCTGATGCATTAATGATGGCAAGCATCCCACTCATCGCTTCTTTACCAAAGATTGTTGCGGCATATTGGGCTTGTTGTTCTTCAGTTAAACCTGCAAATTTCCCACGTAATTCATCCATCACATCTTTAAATGGGAGCATTTCACCATTAGCATCTGTAATTGAAATTCCGAGCTCACCCATAGCGGTTTTCATTTTATCGGTCGGATTAGCCAAATTGGCGATGGCTGTCTTTAGTGATGTACCAGACTGACTTCCCTTAATTCCCGCATTTGCCATTAAGCCAAGTGCCAGTGCCGCATCTTCGGCAGAATAGCCCATCGCACCAAAAAGAGGAGCCACATATTTAAATGACTCCCCGAGTAATCCAACATTTGTATTTGAATTGGAGGATGCACTTGCGAGTAAATCTGCAAATTCTCCAGCTTGTCTTGCTTCCATACCAAAAGCAGTAAGCGCATCTGTCACAATATCAGAAACCCGACCTAGGTCTTCACCACTTGAAGCAGCTAACATCATGACTCCTTCCAGTCCATCAAGCATCTGACTCGTATCCCAACCTGCCATCGCCATATATTTTAATGCATCGGCAGATTCGGAGGCGCTAAATTTTGTCGTAGCACCCATTTCTTTTGCCTTTTCTTCTAGCCTTTGTAGGTCAGTACCTGTCGCACCACTGATTGCGGCAACCTCACTCATGCCTGCTTCAAAATCAGACCCTACCTTAACAGCTGCAGCACCAAGACCAACAAGGGGAAGTGTCACTTTTGTGGTAAGGTCTTTTCCTACTGACTCCATTTTCTTACCTATTTCTTGCATCTTTTCACCGACTGGAGCGAGTGCTTGGCTCAGTTGTTGCCAGCCAGATGATTGGAGTTTGATTTCCTGATTGACGCTTTGTAGTTCTTGTTCCATACGGGAGAGCTGGGTTTTTGCATTGTTTAATTTGGTTTCAAGTTCTTGTGTCGCCTTCGCATCAGCACCCTTTGTTTCCACAGATTTTTGATGTGCGGCTTCAAGTGCCTGGACTTTTTGCCTTTGAAGTTCTGTTTGTTTGGTTAGGCTATCAGATTTTAATTTTAGTCCATCTAGTTCCTTGCCGTGTTTCCCCATCTCCGTACTTGCTAGACGAAATTCAGATTGCACCTTTCGCATCTCTCGGTTTAGTTGACCAATACCGTTTTGAAAGCCTGTTGAATCAAGTCCAACGACAACATTCAAGTTACCAATTTCTTTTGCCAAAACACCTCACCTCCTTTTGGGCATAAAAAATACACCTACCTTTAGGTGCTATAAAACATCATCGATATACACTTTTTCACTTTTCATTTTTCGAGTAAGTAGTTGTAAATAATACATGATGTCCATTTCATCAATCTCAGGAAGTGTCCAACCTTTATCTAAAAGCGCCAAATAAAACAGGTCAATGAAATCTTGGGGATCCATAGCGTTCCCCTCTAGTCGTTTTTTCCTTCTCCTCCAGTTGTGGCTGAAAGATTCCCAACCACTTCATTGATGCATGCGGTGATGGTTGGGATTAAATCTTTAGACGCAAGACCGTCATACACATCATCTCTAGTGAATTGATTAGAAAATAGGTCGACAATAAAATCGATTAACTTATCTAATTCTTCTGGAGTTAGCTTTTCAAAGTTAATGCCACTTGACACTTCAATGGTTCGTCTAACCATTCTGGCAGAGATGAAACTAGCGACATACGTCTTGTTCCTTAATTTAATCTCCATGCGTTTCATCTCCTTCGGTTTCACTGTCGTCCCCAGGAACATTGACAAACCAGACTTGCGCCCCTTGAAAATCTGTACTTTCTTCGTCAGCAGTTCTTTTCCATTCCCCGTCATAAAGCCTTGGCATAAAAGTCAATTTCAGTTTAGGCATTTTATGTTCCACACTGTCCTTTTTCGTTGAATAATCTTCAGCCATTGGTTGTGCGACACCTTTTAAAAGCCACACGTAGCGGTACGTCCCATTTGACTTTAAACTTTTAAAGCCTAGCGCAATATGTGGTGGAACATCCGCTTTATTTTCAATTAGCACACCATCTACAATTTTATTGCCCAGTATTTTTGCCCGTACTTTTAATGGTAAATCAGCTGTTTCGATTTCCACATCAATTTTCCCAAGAGCGGAGATGGATTCCCACAACTGATCATCTGCATAAATCTCCTGCGTGTTTACCGTTGGATTGATGGTCGCATTAATTGCACCGACTAAATCTTCTGGCGGTGCATAGGTAAGTGTTTCTTTCGTATCTTCTTCTAATAGCGCAAAATGTAAATCATTTAATCCGACTTGTGCCATGATGTGACCTCCTTAAAAAATCTCATTACTTTGTGATAGGTTTTCGTATCACTTTCGTATAAATCATAAAAATTTAACTTGGTGAAATGTGCGTTTACCATGTGCTGGTGTACATCTTTCACAATTTCCGTATAATCTGATTTGGACCAGACATCTATTTGAATGTAATAACCTGTCGCAATTTCTTTATCATCCGCGTGTTGTTCAGCTTTATCAAGGTAGGTGAAGAAAGTAATATAAGTGTCAGCTTTCCCTGTATAAGTCTGGAATTTTACTGGAATCTCGATGTCTGAAAGAGCTGATAGAATGTCTTGATTAATACTCATAGGCCTAGACCGTCTTTGATGCTTTTTTCAATGGTGGACATGGCTTCCTCTTTGGAGTTTTCATAACCTCTAGCCATAAAAGGATTGGCTTTCATTTTCGCTGTGCCGAATTCGACAAATTTTCCGTACCAGCCGTCTTTATCTGGGCCAACTTCCACTTGCTTAACTCCGCCTTTTGTCTTCACTCGTGATACCGTAATGCCCCCTTTTAATTTCCCACTTCGGACGGGAGCTTCATTTACAATCGAATTTTTTACAATATCCCCGGCTTCTTTTAAAGCACTGTTTTCAATTCTTGACCCTGCTTTTCCGAGCGTTTCTAATTCAGCTAGTAATTGATCCATTCCGTCTACCTTCATATCAGCCACTGATGTCCACCTCCATTGCTTTAATTTCAAGAAATCTATTGTCGAATTTGATATTGTCGATTGCGGTAATGTTGTAAGACTTTTTATTAAATAAAATTCGCATGGTTGTGTCTACATCATTAAAATAACGAACAGTAAATTTGACGGTCTGTTCGGCTTGTACTGCTTGAGCCGCAAAATATTCACGTCCGTGAAGATTCGTGACATGTGCCCAGACAGTTTTGACATCTTCCCACGCTTCCACATCAAACCCATTTTCATTGGTGGTGATGGATAACTTTTGAAACGTAATTCTTTTATTTAAAGCGCCAATCTCCATATCATCACCAGCTTTCCTTACGAAGATTGGCTAACATATAGGTCATAACCTGTACCGTTTCGGTAATACTGCCACTTTCATTTTTCATGTAATAATAACTGCCTTCACGTTTTTCATACATATTGGCAACACAATAAAGAATGGCTTGAATCACTACTTTGGGAACTTCAGTGTAATCAGACAGTGGAAACCGTAAAATATCTTCACAAATTTCTTCTGCACTTAAAATAAAATGGGTGATGAGTGTATCTTCCTCATCCCCATCAATTCTTAAGTAAAGTTTCGCTTCTTCTAATGAAATGACCATACACTCACCACCCTTTTATTAGGCTTTCATTTTTAAAATCTTAACGGCTTCCGGGAGAATTAATCGCCCATCCACTCGTTCTTTTGCGACAAAACCAACCATCCCGTTACCCGCAAACAACTCTTTTAATTCAGCGAATGAACGTGAACCACGGTCACCGATGTTGTAATAACTAAAATCACCAAAAGCAATGACAGGATTTCCTGCTGCTACAGTTGGAACATAAGCGGATGTATACACTTTATAGCCGAGTAATGTGTCTGGCTCACCTGCTTGATAAGACGGCTGCCAAATGTAAGCACCATTCCCGTCTTTTAATTTTCTAAGAAGAGCTAGAGTCGCATCATTCGTGATAAAAACTGCATTTTTACGATACGGTCGTTTTAGTGAATAAATGAGATCCAATACTTCATCTGCAGTAATGGCTTTTATTCCTGCGGCAGTCACTCCAATTTCTCCACCTTCAGTTGGATGGAAGATACCTGTTGGCTTTCCAGTACCATCACCATTTAAGAAGGCATCTTCTTCTGCGTTCGCAAGCGCTCGTGCAAATTTATCAAGAATGTAATTTTCTAAGTTGAAAACATTATCATAAAGCAGTTCTTCCGTAACTTTTACTGCGACATGAAGTTTATGGGCATCAAGATTAATCTGGTCAAATTTCGCATTGCCAAATGTTAATTGACCACCTTCATCAATCCAGGCAGCGGCAGGTGTTGTTGCGGCAATATTGATTTTTCTTTCAGCACCCGTTTTAATGATGGTAGATAATTTACGCATGATATTTTCTTCTTCAAGTCCTTGTATTAACCGATTGTCATATTCAGTAGGAACTAAATAACCGCCATCGGTGTCAACACCTTCTTGAAGCACATTATCGACTCTTCTAAAATTTGACCGTAATGCAGTGAGCATTGATTCCTTATAGGCATTTGAAGCAAATCCTGTTTTAGCAGAATCATCTTTTTCTTTATAAGGCTGATTCACAATCGCAGTATTCGTTGCTTTTGAAAGTTCAAGATCCATTAAAGATTGTCGTTCAAGTCGGTCAATTTCTTTTCCAAAAGCCAATACTTCTTGTTCCATCTGTTCGTAGGTGGCTGTATCTTCAGGAGAAAGCAGCCCTTTTTCATTTTTCTTTTCATCTAAAAAAGCCTTGGTTTTATCCCAAAGCTTCGCACGTTTTTCTCTTAGTTCTAAAATTTTATTCATTCTGTATAACCTCCAATTATTTAAGTAAATTTAATCTTGTCGAAAGTTCTTTATATGAAGTACCATTAAGGGCATTTTCCTTTTTTGGTAACTTATTTAATATTGAATTCACTGCGACCATATGGCTAAATGCGGTTGCTTCACTTGCCATATCATTGCCTTCATTTTGAAACATAATTTTATCTGCGAAGCCTAACTCCACAGCCTTTTTCGCATTGAACCATGTTTCCTTATCCATAAGGAGCGACAGTTCATTTCTTGAAAGATTCGTCCTAAGTTCATAAGCGTTAATAATGCTTTCCTTTACTTCTGACAACATGGCACTTGCCTTCTCCATTTCATTCACGTCACCAAAAGCGACCGTGAGTGGGTTGTGGATCATCATTAAACCAGTCGGTGAAATGTGTACTTCTGTACCTGCCATGGCAATGATTGACGCAGCACTTGCGGCAATCCCATCAATCTTCACAGTGACGTTTCCCTTGTAGTCCATTAACATATTGTAAATTTGTGAAGCTGCGATGCAATCTCCGCCTGGTGAATTGATCCATACAACAATGTCACCCGTTCCATGATGCAATTCATCTTTAAACAATTTCGGTGTAATTTCATCCCCGTACCAGGTTTCTTCTGAGATAACCCCATTTAAAAATAAAGTTCTACCAGCTTCATTCTTTGTCCAATTCCAAAACTTCTTCAGTTTCATCACCCCCTAATTTCGCATACGCACCCACATCTTTGAGTTTCAGCATATTTCCGTTCACCATATAAATATTTCCCCCTTCCTCGTCTGAAATAGGGTTCATGTTTTCTAGACTTCGGACATCATTTGGTGACATAAAGCCATTTTGAATACCGATTGAATAACCTTTCATTCTTGATTCATAGTCACCACGAAGCAGTCCATCAACGACAAAACTTACAAAATACTTCTCTCTTTCTTCTTCAGTAAATAAGGCTTTATTGATGGATTGTTCGATGCGAACCAGCCAAGGTCGAATCGTATGAACGACAAAACTAATTGACTGGTGTTCAATATTTGAGAATGTCGCTCTTTCTAGATCGCCAACTAAGTGGGGAGGGACTCTAAATATCCTGCATATTTCCTCTGTTTGGTATTTCCGTGTCTCTAAAAACTGTGCTTGTTCTGGCGGAATACCAATAGGCGAGAACTTCATTCCTTCTTCAAGCACTGCCACTCTGTGGGCATTGGATGTTCCTTGATAGACTTGATTCCAGCTATCCCTTACTCTCTTAGGGTCTTTTACAACTCCCGGATGTTCCAAAACACCACCTGGATTTGCGCCATTTGCGAAAAACTTAGCACCATATTCTTCAGTGGCCAGTGCCATACCAATCGCATTTTTAGCCATCGCAATTGGAGAGTAACCAATCAGACCGTCAAACCCGAGTCCTGGAATATGAAGAACATCGGTATTCCTTAGATGGTGGTCTTGTCCGTCACTGTGGTATAGGTAATAAATTTCACCGTTTTCTGCTCTTCTCACTTCCATTTTGTCAGGAAGAAGGGGATAAAGAGCGATTACTTTACCACGTCCATCTCGAATGATTTGAGAGTAAGAATTTCCCCATAATAAAAGATGACCCATCAATGTTTCACGAAACACAAATGAAGTCATCTCAGAATTAGGTGAATCAGATAATAGTGTATATAGCGGATGCCCTCTTGCTTTTTCTTTCCCGCTTTCACTGAATGTATAGGTGTGGAGTGGGAGAGAAGCGATTGTTTCAGCTAGAATTCGTACACAAGCATACACAGCCGTTGTTTGCATCGCTGTACTTTCATTGACCATCTTTCCACTATTCGTGGAACCAAAGAGAAAATGATAGGAAGAGCCAAGCCAGCTGTTTTTTGGTTCAGCTCTCGATTTAAATAATCTTGAAAATAAATTGATATGAGTCACCTCCTAAAAATGGGCATGAAAAAAGCACCTCAAAAGAGATGCCTAGAATATATTTTTCATACTATTGGTAAGAAAATGATTGGTTGAGTTCAAATCCTACCAATGTATTTACGATGACTTGAGTGCTATACAATTGATCAATACCCGTTAAGATATCTTCTTCGGAAAATCTATTTGCTTTATCTTCTGACCATTGTTTAAACTTAGTTACGATTTCATCTTGTGATAGCGTTCCGTTTTCCTTCAATAAATACGTAATCGTAGAAGCACATTCCAATTCATGATTGGTGTCGAATGTGTTTACATAGTCTGCCGCCTTCTTTATATAAGTCTGCATAGAAGCAAGTGTAGACTCCACTTTATTGCTTACAATTTTATTATATAAAATATCATAGGCCTCTTGTGTGTTTTTAACCCCATGATACTTCTGAAACGCTTTAATGTTCCTGCTAATAATAGCAATTGAATTATCGTAGGGGCCATATTTATGCCTTGTAAAATTGAAATATTGCTCACCAGAAAAAACGCCCATATAGAATGCGGTCTTTTGAAGTCGTAACGTATCAAATTTCTTGAGGTGATCTTTGATATCCATTAAAACAAGCCCTGATAAACTTAATTTAGGTTCAGCTTTTGGTTGAGATACGTAATTTTGAGACGGTTCGTAAATTAAAATTTGGACATTTTCATCAACAACTGATAATTTTTTCTCAATTAACAATTTCACATCATTCCAAATCAAACCACCATTTCCACTTCCTAAAGGTGGGATAGCAATCGACTGAATACCCAATTGCTCTATTAACTTCACAAGCTCATCTAGCCCTTTTTCTACATACTCCATCTTGGACTTAGCTCGCCACTTATTTTTAGTCGGGAAATTAATAATAATTTTACCGTCTTCTTCGAAATGGTGAAGCTTCCCAATTTGTAGCTCTCCTGTTTTGCAGGCTTTGACATAGTCTTTATTATTATTGGGAAATTGCATCTTAAACTGATAAGCAATTCCTTTTCCCATGTAACCTTCACAATTTACAGTATTCACTAGTGCGTCTGCTGACGATTTTAATAAATCACCTGTAGTATAGATAATCACGTTTTCACCCCACTTCCTTTATTTGATTTTTCTCATAACCATGGACCGACATCCACAAATGGCGGAGTATTTGTAATTCCTTCAGACCGTAATTTTTCTCTAACAATCGCTTTCGTTTCTTCACTTTTTACATAAATACAATGAAAAAGCTTGGCAGGCACAATTAGCGGTGTTAAACATTCAGCCATTTTGACACTCTTAGCATACGGCTCTTCCGTACCAGGTGTGTGCATCGTATCCCAATCAATTTTTTCAAAACCTACATCATAATCATATAATTGAAAGCCCTCTTCAGTGTTAAGTGGATGCCTTGGTAGTATTTTAAAATTATTACTTTTAGCCAAGTCCCTTTTAATACAAATATATATAAATTCTTCATCGGAGTATGTGTTTTTTACAGCAACATCAAACGATGAGTAAGGATGAAAATGAAATGGTGTATATTCATCAAGTCCAAGTAATGTTCGCTTTGAAATGATCTCTTGATCGGCAATATCAAAAAATTGAACATCATGATCTTTTACTAATTTCCTTGAAACTAAACCATGTTTAATTATGGAGTCTAAATTTGATAACCTTGTTAAATGATACAATAACTTACGTTCCTTTATACGTCCCATCCCCATATTTCTAATCCCACCTTAATATGATACCGCTACTATATCAAGTAGTGTTTTACTTCTATTGTATCATAGTCAGGTATGATCAAGGTGAATTTAGTATCGTAGCACTACAATAGTAATATCCCACGCTCATCATAAACAGAGCCGATTGTTCCACTTCTACGGATTGCCCTGTCAAGTGCCATTACTGTTGCCACAGCTCCATCAATTTTCTCTGTTGATTTTTCTTTATCAGGTTTAATGTTCCCCGCAGGGTCGGTTCGAACATGAATGTTGTCCATCATCCAACGTAAAACAGGATGACCACCATGCGCCAATTTTTCTTCCAGTGTGAGCTTCATTAATTCTTTTGATGAAGGGCTCATGTCTTTAAATCCTTGTCCAAAAGGAACAACTGTAAATCCTAGCCCTTCCAGGTTTTGAGTCATTTGAACTGCGCCCCATCTATCAAAAGCGATTTCCTTAATGTTGTACTTATGCCCTAATTCTTCAATAAATTTTTCAATAAAAGCGTAATGCACAACGTTACCTTCTGTTGTTCGAATATGCCCTTGCTTTTCCCAAATATCATAGGGCACTCGGTCACGATTCACCCGCTGTGTGATATTTTCTTCTGGAATCCAAAAGTACGGTAAAACAACATACTTATCATCTTCATATTCAGGAGGAAACACCAAAACAAATGCAGTGATATCTGTTGTTGATGCAAGGTCTAATCCTGCATAGCATTCTCGACCAATTAAACTGTCGGGATCAACTGGAAAAGCACACTTATCCCATTTCTCCATCGGCATCCAACGTACAGATTGTTTCACCCACTGATTTAAACGCAATTGTCTAAACAAGTTTTCTTCAGCGGGATTTTGTTTCGCACTTTCACAAGCCTGTTCGACTTTTTCAATATCAACGGTAATACCGAGTGATGGATTTGCTTTCTCCCACACTTTTGGATCCGTCCAATCATCACTTTCATCTGCACCATAAATAACAGGATAAAAAGTTGGGTCAATCTTTCTTCCATCAAGTACATCTTTTGCTTTTTGATGGACTTCATAACAAATCGAATGTTGATCATTTCCCGCAGTTGTGATTAAAAAGTACAGTGGTTGTTTTCTCGCATCACCCGAACCGTGCGTCATAACATCGTATAGCCTTCGATTGGGCTGTGCGTGTAGTTCATCAAATACAACCCCGTGGACATTCAGCCCGTGTTTCGTGTAAGCTTCAGCTGATAGGACTTGATAAAAGCTACCCAAAGGCTTATAAATTAATCTCTTTTGGGAAAGAACAGGTTTAATTCTTGCTTTGAGTGCTGGGGACTGTTCGACCATATCAACTGCCACATCAAATACGATAGAGGCTTGTTGTCTGTCGGATGCACACCCGTAAATTTCGCCACCATGTTCAAAATCGCCACAGGTTAAAAGGAGAGCAATTGCAGCAGCAAGCTCCGACTTTCCTTGCTTCTTCGCAATCTCAATATAAGCCGTGTTAAATTGACGGTAGCCATTCGGTTTCATAATGCCAAAAATATCTCGAATAATTTGTTCTTGCCAATCAATCAAATCAAAATTCTTTCCAAACCATTCACCTTTTGTGTGTTTTAAGCAGTTAATAAAATTCACTGCCAGATCAGCGGATTCCTCGTTGTACACCGACCCATCAGCTTTATAAATTGTTGGTTTATAGTTTACAAGCTTTCGAATCGTCACCGCCTCCCTTTTAGCATAAAAAGAAGAACTCCTAAGAGCCCTTCTTAAAGCCTAACTATTTAATTCTTTTCTTCACCTGTCAAAATAAAGTGTACATAATCTAATTTATGGTTTTCAATGTAAGTCAAAAGTTCTGTGTACCCCTCACGAAAAGCAATCGCCATGACAACTGGCACATCAAACATATTCGTTTCACCAGAGTCTCTTATCGCAAGCAGCTGTTCTTTTATAGTAGGGTTCATTCATCATCCTCCTCAAAAGAATCAGCTACCGCTTTTTTTAGATTCGCTACATCAAAGCCCGCACTTTTGTACCCGTCCAAAATGATACTGTAATAATAACCGCTTGGTTGATTCAGTGGTCTTCCTTCGTTCATAATGTACACCATCGTTTGTACCATTTTCCCGTCCAGTTTTACTTTTATCGTTTCTTTTCGGTACAAAACTGGCCAACCCTCATAACGGTCAAGTGCCTTTTCGTCTGTCGGCGTAATTTCCCACACAAGCGCTTGTACACTTTCACCCTTGCATGGCTCGATGGTGGCAACTGCGCCTTCACGTGCCCCCCTAAAAACAAGCCTCTGCCCTTCTACAATCGTACTTCCAACAACTGCTGCGGTTGGGCAGCGATGTTTCATTTGTTCTAAATTAAGATTGGATCCATAGGCGAGATACAATTTGTTTTTACTCATAGTCGTCACTCTCCATTTGTTTTGTGGGCGGCTCAGGTCTTAGTTGACCTGAAACCGCCATGCTGATGATCCTGATAGTAGCTTCGTTAAATGTTCCCGGCAATTTTTGAATTCTTCTCCGACCAGACCGATTCTGTTAAGGTAGGTTCTCATGGCGAACTTTTCATTTTCAACTTGCGGCTTTATGGATGAAGCGCTCTTTTGTGTGAGTGCTTGGTTATTCATGGCTAGGGCTAAAACAATGTAGCTTCTGATTTTGCCTGCGTGTAACACGCTGTTGAAACCCCTGAGTTCCACTGTTCTATTTCTTGTGAAAAAGCTGTGTAAGTTTAGGAAATGATAGCGGCTGTTATGGTAATGCCTGCTTCTGCTTTCACTGTAACCTTCGTACCAAATATCCTCAATTTCTCGCATTGTTTTAGGCTTTTTCTTGTTCAGCTTTTCAACCAAAAGGCTGTCCATCTTTTTGCAATAATGCATCCGTTCTTGCCCAATCTCTAAGGCTTTGTAAAAAAGGTCGTTTCGGCTTGCGACAATGTTGATAAAGTTGCGGATGCTTCTCGGTGTGTGTGGACTCCCGTCTAAATGAATGTGTATGCCGCAAGTTGCGTTTGTGAAGGCTCCCGCTTTTCGTATCTTCCGAATTAGTTCTTGCAACGTTTCAATGTCTTCGCGGTAGGTTAAAATCGGGCTGACTATTTCTACGCTGTATCTGCGGTCGGCATTTGTCCGTCTGCCTCCTCGGCTCACTTGTGTGCGAATGCTTCCGTCATAAACAAACTCCCAAATGCGCCCGTCAGGTGTTTTCACTTTCTTCTTGTCGTAATAAGTGCCGCCTTCGATGTACTCTCCTCCGAGAAAATCAGCGGCAACCTTTGCGGCTTTTTCTCTTGTGATGCCTGTGAACTCAATTTCGATGCCGAATTTTGTGTTGAACATTTTCCTCGCTCCCTTTCAAAGTGTGTTTTTGTTACATACATACATCACTCTAAAAGGCTTATATAGCAAGGTTTATCCGTTCATAAACACATTTTTTTAATGAAGTTGTACACATTTGTCTATTCCTAATAAAACAACGCGTGTATTTCTTTTATATCCATTTAATCAACCACCTTTCAAAATGATACTTACATCTATCACTCTAAAAGCAATCTTTAGCAAGTTATATGGAGAGTTTTACTGAATTTCTTTTTTCGCAATACCAGCTAACACAAAAAAGACGCATGGCAATGCGACTCCATTTCCCCACATTTTATATTCGGCAGTATCAGAATGTGGTTGATTTAACCACTTCAAGATTTGCTTTCTTGTTTTCGGTCGTTTATTTTTACTGATTAACTGTCGGTGTGTTTCCCAGACTTGCTCCCAAAAAACGATGTCTTCTTCACTTGGATTTTCTTCTTGTAAATTGTCACACCAATCGTCTGGGAAGCCTTGAAGTCTAGCGCATTCTGTTGGTGTTATTCTTCGGACAAGTAAATGGTCGTCATTCACAAGTGGTGGATCTTTATAATCGGTGGCAACGAGTGTACTTGCGAGTTCCTTTTCGGCACTTGTAAAATGCGAATTTTTACTGGACGAATAAGTACATTGCTTTGTGCTTACAACCGCAATTCCACCTTGATTGCTGTCGGGAATGTTTCCTGATGTATCAATTGTCCGTGATATGTCACTTTCATAAACATTCGCCCGCACATTCCTAGTCCCTTCAGACGTAAAGCGAACATCATAGGTTTTATGTTGATTTAAAACAAATGACTGATTATTGCCACCCGTCCCGTATAAAGAAACCACTGTTTGTGCAACGTCAACGGGTCCTTTAATCCTGGCATCTCTACCATGATTATCAAATACGAGTGGAGGATGATTTGATTTCGCTCGTAATGTTCCAGTGAAACCATTTGTCACATCCATTCGACTTCCACCTTGGTCATTTAAGCAGAGTTCGCTTGTTTCTCCAGTGCTTGCTTTAATATCGGCGGCAGTTCCTTGCCCCTTTTGGCAGCTCGCCTTAAGATTCCCTGACATGCCCTCTCGCTCAAATAATATTTCGGATGCACCTTGTCCAGTAAAATCTGCGACAAGAAAGATTCGTTTTCTTCGCTGGGGTACTCCCCAATATTGCGCATCAAGCACTCGCCAGGCAATTGAGTAATCAGCTGCCAACAATTCTCCTGCGTTTTCCCATTTGTCTGGTTTAGGGATAGTAACTTTCTCGGTCTTAACCTTACAGAATTCTTCGAGGACACTTCTGAAATCTTCTCCTTTGTTGGTCGAGAATGCACCGCAGACGTTTTCCCAGACTGCGTACTTTGGATATTCGCCATTTGTTTTACACCTCATTTCTTTTATAACTCGAATTGCTTGATAGAACAGCGAGGACTGTTTCCCATCTAACCCTGCACGTTTTCCCGCAATGGATAAATCCGTACAAGGTGAACCAAATGTAATAATGTCCACTGGTTCAATTTCAGCACCGTTAATTAAACTGATGTCCCCTAAATGTTTCATTTGAGGGATTCTTTTTGTCGTCACTCGTATTGGAAATGGCTCAACTTCAGATGCCCACTTTGGGGTAATTCCACACTGTAAACCAGCGAGTGGAAAACCACCTGAACCATCAAAAAGCGAACCCAAGGTCAGTTCACGCACTGTCACTCACCTCAAGTTCGCTATAAGAAATTTTTTGATTATCACGAATGACATACACATCTTCATCCGTTCCAACCTGTTCAATATACCTTTTAACAATCACGTCACAATATTTTTCATCGAGTTCAATCGTGTAACAGATACGGTCGGTTTGTTCTGCGGCAATTAATGTTGAACCCGATCCGCCAAATGGGTCCAGTACGATACTGTTCGTTAAACTAGAATTCATAATCGGATAAGCAATCAAAGGTACAGGTTTCATTGTTGGATGATCAGCACTTCGTTTCGGTTTATCAAATTCCCAAATAGTCGATTGCTTTCTATCAGAATACCAACGATGCCGCCCTTTCTTTTTCCAGCCAAACAAAATCGGTTCATGTTTCCACTGGTAAGGCGAGCGGCCAAGCACAATGGATTGCTTCTTCCAAATACAAGTGCCTGATAAATAAAAACCAGCTTCTTCAAATGCCCTGCGGAAATTCAAACCTTCTGTATCCGCATGAAATACATAAATACTGCCGTCTTTCGACAAAGCACCTTCTGTATTTATAAAAGCATCTAAAAGAAACTGGTAAAATGTATCTTTTGCCATATTATCATTTTTAATTTTTCCTGCGCTGCCTTCATAGTCGACATTGTAGGGTGGATCGGTGACAACCAAATTTGCCTTTTTATCCTCCATCAAAAGGTCGAAGGTTTCCTTTTTCGTACTATCCCCACACACTAATCGGTGTCTTCCAAGAAGCCAGACATCACCTAGAGCCGAAATGGAGGGTTTCTCCAATTCACTATTGACATCAAAATCATCATCTTCGACATCATCTGCGTTATTTAGTAACTTATCCAGTTCATCTACATCAAAACCAACCAAATCTAAATCAAATTCAAGCTCCTGTAAATATTCTAATTCTACAGCTAATAAGGCCTCGTCCCAACCTGCATCTTCAGCTAGACGATTATCTGCGATAATATACGCTTTCTTTTGTGCATCACTAAGGTGGTCTACATAAACACACGGAACAGATTCCACGCCATTTGCCTTAGCAGCTAAAACTCTGCCATGCCCTGCGATAATATTATGTTCTCGGTCTATTAAAATTGGATTGATAAAACCAAATTCTCTTAAACTAGCTTGTAATTTTTTAAGTTGATGTTCACTGTGTGTCCTTGAATTATTTGCATAAGGTACAAGTTTTTCAATTTCGATTTGTTGAAGTTCTTCTGTGTATCGATTCTTTTGACTCAAGCCTTATCACCCCTATCTTATTAATTTCTTTAATCCCTTACTCGCACCTTGAACATCACCTGCCAAGGCTTGACCACGGATTGTTTTATACTGTTGCTTACTTAGCTTTTGTTTCTGATTTCTTAAATCCTTTAAAAATATGTGTAGTGTCATTTGTTATCTCCTTTTTCGTCCTGATAGCAAGGCCTCCATCATGTCGTCTTGTGGGTTTCCAATAAATTCTGTCGTACAGTTTTGCTTCACAATATCGAATATTTCATACCACAAAAGGTTAGCTTGTTTTAAAAAGGACTGGCTCATCTGTACAAATGGACTTGAAATGGCACCTCCTGTCGTTGGATGCTTTCCCAACAATCCGTATGTACTGATTGCTTCTTCACACTGAATATATCTTGTAAAGGCTTGGGCATAAGATTCGATTAATCTTGGATTAACAAGCTGCTCACATCCCCTTGCTTTCAGCCAGTTCCATGTTTCTATATATAAAAGGTCTGCCCCTAGTGGCTGCCCGTCTCTTTGTTTTGCGCTTAAGTAATCACTTGGGTGCGGCATTTCTTCACCAGTAAAATATGAATCAACTTCTAGCTCACTACCTTCAAGCATTGATTCAGGGTGGATATCTGGAATCTCTAGTATTTTAGCTGGTTGTCCTTTTGCGATTTTTTCATAAAGTGGGGAAGGTTTATCACCTGCACGAGCCCTTCTACCACCTCTATAAGTTCCGTCCCTAGCCATTTTTTCACCTCGATTTCTTCCACGGGGGTTAATACCCCGTTTGAACCGGACTTTTTTTGCGTGAGCCCACCCGTCCGTTGTACGTTTGTAAGGGTTTAGAGATAGATACGCCCCTACCCCCACCTATCTCCGTCACGTGCTGAGATGGATGAGTGACAAGGTGTGCAAACAGACATCAAGTTGCTTTCATCATGCGTTCCGCCCCGTGACAGCGGGAGGATGTGGTGTACTTCCTGTGCAGCTGTCAGCTTTCCCTTTCGCTTACACTCTTCACAAAGTGGGTTGGCTTTGATGAAACGGTCACGTATCTTCCGCCACGCACGACCGTACCGTTTCCTAGTTGCAGGATCACGTTGGTATCGTTCATACCTTCTTGCTTCTTCTTTGGCATGTGCCACACAAAATCGTTTGTGCGTTAACTCAGGACAACCAGGTTGTGAACAAGGTCGCTTTGGTTTCCTTGGCATCACCTTCACCTCCAACACAAAAAAGCCAACGCAAGGATCCCCTTACGAAGGCTTTCGAACATTTTTCTATACTAATACCGTATCACGCTCACTGTCGAAAAGCGTCCACGGTTTTACTCAATTTTGAGTAAAACAATATTGTTTATTAAAAATGCCCCAAGAGATAATAAAATCTCTTAGGGCAATCTACATTTTTCGTTACTCTAACTATATCAAAGTTCGCAACTCTCATTCTATAACATTTACTCTCATCTTTACGAAAACGTGACTTTTTTTAGAAAAGTGGAAGGAACTATTCCACTTCTCGCTACTTTAACTATACCAAAGATTGAAACTCTCATTCCATAACATTTACTCTCATCTTTATGAAAATGTGATATGGCTGGAAAGTAAAATTTATTGACAGCCCTCCCTATACGGTGTATATTTAAAGTAACAAATCCCACAGGCCTCTGTCTTAGACATGCACACTAGCTGGGCTTTTTTAATTTAAGGAGGCAACAATGTCAAATACAAAGCCTTTTTTATCAATCGAAAAGCAGATAGAGCTATTACGCTCCCGTGAACTGGTTATAACTGATGAGCAGTACGATAAAGCAAAAGATTTTTTATTAAACAACAACTATTATCGTGTTAGTGGTTATACACTAACAATGCGACATAACGATACTTTCACTGAAAATGCTTCACTTGATAAATTAATTCAAATATATGAAGCAGACAAGCGGATGCGACAGACAATACTTTCAGTTATAGAAGTCATTGAGGTTCGTCTAAAGTCAATGCTTGCTTACTATCATTGTGAAAAGTATGGTCCTACTGGTTATTTAGACATCAATACCTTTAATTGCATGGATAGAAATAGAATAAATATTCACACAGTAGATAACTATCTATATATAACTAGAAAAGCCGCATCACAAAAAAATGCCATGACCGATTCTGAACCTTTTATCAAGCACCATAAGGAAAATAAAAAAGATATTCTCCCATTTTGGGTTTATGTTGAAATATTAACGTTGTCCGACATATCCAAACTATACTCAATTTTGGATTACGTAACGCAAAAGAAAATAGCCTTCCAGCTCGGTTTTAGGCATTCAAACGGTCACGAAATACTCGAGAACTTATTACATTGTGTCACCATACTTAGAAATATTAGTGCGCATGGTGGTCGTTTATATAACAGACTTTTCACAAGAAAGCCGCGACTTTCGAGGAGAGAAAAGTCATTTCTGCTAACTACTGAAGATGGACATATCATCAATGACAGACTTTTTTCATATATTTTAGTTCTTAAATCACTATCTCCTTCTAATGATTTCCAATTAGTTAGAGAACACCTAATTTTAATAAACGAAAATTATCCACTCATTGATTTCTTTCAATACGGCTTTCCTGAAAACTGGAAAGAAATACTGTAATAAAAAGATACTGCTTGCGCATACTATAAAACAATAGATCCTACGAGCTTGAAAAAGCGCAATACTGTAGGCCAATTCTAAACCCACTTAGTTTTTTTCTAAGTGGGTTTGTTACTTTATCAAGTTTAATAAATTCTATACAAAAGTGTGATTTACGTTTTCACTCAATTTATGGTGAAAATGTAGTAATTATTAAAAACACCCCAAGAGATCATAAAACCTCTTAGGGCATACTTCATTTTTCACTACCTTAACTATATCAAAAGCTGAAACTCTCATTCAACAACATTTACTCTCATCTTTTTGTGGAATCGATATTTGATTTAAAGCACGACTGTGAAGACGGTAGATGTGCTGAATGCTGTATTTCATTTCGACTGCGATTTGTTCCCAAGAACAATAATTCAAATACCGTTTTTCAAGAAGTGTTTGGAGTTCTTTATCATCCACCGCTTGAATCACTTGGATGATTTCTCTTTTCAAATCAACGAGGGTATCGATGTCTTGGTTGATGCTTTGTTGTAAGTCGATAATTTTAACGACAATGTCTTCTAGTGATGATGTGCTTATACTTTTGTGTTTAGGCATATCCGTTAAAGTTGATGTGGCTTTCGTTGCTAGTGCGTTTAAAGCATCCACTTGTTCTAGTTTGCTGTCAATACGTTGATCCAAGTACAATGCTTGAGATAAATAGTATTTTGGTATCAAGCCCTCACCCCCAAGTTTGCTTTTACTGCGTCAATTAGTGCGTTTTGTATTTTACTTTTCCGCTTCAATGCTTGAACAACCTGTTCATCGATTGTTCCCTCGGTGACGAGATGGTGAATGATAACTGTTTCCTTTTGCCCTTGCCGATAGAGCCTGGCATTTGTTTGTTCATAAAGTTCAAGCGACCATGTTAATGAAAACCAAACAAGTGTTGAACCACCTGTTTGTAAATTGAGACCATGTCCCGTTGATGCTGGATGGATAAGCGCAATTGGAATGTCACCTTCATTCCATGCCGTAAAATCACTTTTCGTTTTTAGCTCTCGCACTTTGAAACGCTTCTTTATCCGTTCAAGGTCATGTTTGAACCAATAAGCTATTAAAATGGGTTTTCCATTTGCTCCTTCAATCAAATCTTCTAAGGCATCTAACTTTTTATCATGCACGGCAATCGTCTGTTTCTTTTCATCGTAAACAGCACCACTTGCCATTTGTAATAGTTTATTGGATAATGCTGCGGCGTTTATCGCATCCACCTCTTTATCTTGAATGCTGACAACGAGTTCTTTTTTTAATGTTTCATAGATTTGCTTTTCCTTTTCTGACAAGTATACATTCACATCGTTCATCACAAGCTTTGGCATCGTGAGATAATCTTCTGATTTCATCGATACGGTCATATCCGCTATTTTTTCATAAATTCCTTCTTCCGCATGAGGCAGAGGTTTATAGGAATAAACAATTGCTCCATTGCGTTTATCTGGTTTGAAATACGTTTCTCGGTAATGCCCAATGAAACGTCCGAGCCTTTCGCCCATATCAAGCACTCGAAAAGCCGCCCACAAGTCCATCAAACCATTGCTGCTTGGAGTCCCTGTTAGTCCAACTATTCGTTTTACTTTCGGTCGAACTTTTAAAAGGGACTTAAAACGTTTGGACTGATGGGATTTAAAACTAGAAAGCTCATCGATTACTACCATGTCATAGTCAAAGGGGAGTCCACTTTGATTGACGAGCCAATCGACATTTTCCCGATTGATAAAATAAAGGTCTGCTTGTTTTTGTAAAGCTTCTAGCCGCTCATCTTTACTACCGACCGCAACAGCGTATGTTAAGTTTTTTAGATGTTGCCATTTTTCAATCTCACTTGGCCATGTCACTTTTGCGACTCGAAGCGGTGCAATCACCAGCACCTTTCGTACTTCAAAGGCATCAAACAATAAATTTTGAAGGGCGGTTAGTGTGATTACTGTCTTACCTAACCTAAGCCCATATCAAGGAATATGGCAGCTGTATGCTTCTCTTCAATATAGCGAATTGCATAACATTGATATTCATGTGGTATGAACTTCACTCGGCATCACCACCAATCGCTTGCAGGACGTTTGCGATTTTCTTTTCATCGTCCAACACAAATACAGGAAAGCCTAAGTTGATTAATTGTTTCATGCGTTTTTGTTGTAAAGGACGTGGCTTTTCCCCCGGACGCTTCACCTCGACAAAACCAATCTTGCCACAAGGAAGGAGCACCATCCGATCAGGTATCCCCATCAGGGAGGGGGAGGTGAATTTTAAGCACATCCCTCCTACTGCTTTCGTTTGCTTCACAAGTCTTCTTTCAATCTCTTTTTCTAGCATGTGTATGCCTCCCAAGCCTGCAAGAAAGCATCGATACACTGCCAACATGCGCCTTCCGCTTCAAGGTAATTTTGAATAGCTTCTTCTGTATCTGCATTTTCAGGAAAAGTAGCATCACATTTTATATCTCTTGCCAAGTCGCCTATTGGACTCTGGTCTTTTAGATAGTTTTCCATCATAAATTGGACAAACATTTTTCTCGCCTCCATTAGTGGTGACACTCAATGACACCCCTAGCCCTATCTTTTTATATATTTACTTTTTATCTATTACTATAAAAAAGTTATATATATAGGTGTCATCGAGTGTCACCTTTTAGTTAAATTCAGATTTTAATTGAAGTCCTAAGACCATTCTGCCGTGTTTTGTGCGCTTTCTTTCAAACCCTTCAGCTTCAAGTGCGGTATAAAATTCAGCGGTACTTCTCGCATATTCGCCGACGCTCATACTGAAAGCTCGATATTCCTGGTACAACTCTCCAGATTTTTCCTCTAGCGTTTCCCCCACCTCACAACGTTCTGTGATGAATTGATGGAACCAGTCGTTGGCTTCTTTGTACTTCTGGATAGCATCTTGGACGACTTTCGGCTGTTTGATTTTATACCCATCCTGAATAACTTGTCCCGCTCCTTCAATGATCCACTGAAGGATTGCTCCACCTGCCTCATGAAAAAGGTAATCAGCATAGTTTTTGATGTCCGAGGAGCCTTCGATTTTCGCTTGAAACGGAATCACAATCAATCTTCGCCACGTGCCTGCATCGACCGCCCCTACTTTTGGGAGATGGTTCGTGTACAGCACAAGTGTGTGGGAAGGAACAAACTTGAATGGATCTTTATACTTTTTCTCCGCATTAATTTCATCCGTTGAACTTAACTGCTTCACATTAGATGTATTGAGACGCATGCCTTCTTCTAGCTCTGCAGCAATCAACAGGCGCTTCCCTTTAGCTTCTGCAAGTTCTGGTTTTGCATTGCGTGAAAAGCCAACTGTTAAAATATCTGCTGAAATTGTGCCACTATAATTACCAAGCACTCGAGAGATAACATTCCAAAAGGTCGACTTTCCATTACGTCCGTCTCCATAGGCTATAATCATCGCTTCTACGTATACTTTCCCAATGGTCGCAAGCCCAGCAACTTTTTGAACGTATTCAATTAATTCTTGGTCATCTTCAAAAAATACTTTTAAGGCATCTTGCCAAATATCTGCATTTTTATCATTTGGATCAACTGCTGTCTGTTTCGTGATAAAATGCTCGTAATGATGTTCAAAGCGTTCGCCCGTTTTTAAATCTAGCGTATGTGACGGGGTATTTAGTAGAAATTCATCGCTATCAAGCGCACCAGGATAAATCTCAAGTCTAGTTTTCGCTTCTTTTGTCGTTGCATGAATTGCACGAGTATCTCCTCGCTTAACGGCATATTTCTTATAATTTTCAGCTGTCAAATACTGCCGATAAGCATGCGCTTGTGCTTTATTAAAAAGAGTGATGGCTTTTTTAGTTGGTAAACTTTCTAGTAAATCAAGTGCACCATTTTCTTTCATCTCGGCTCGTGCCTTTTTTAATAGACTCTCCGCTTCCTCCACTTGCCTTATAGCCAAATCTTGTGATAAGCCTTGTGCTTTTAAATCGGATTCTTCCCAGTAGCTTCCGTTATAAACGAGGTATTTCGTAGACGGGGAATAGCGCACCTTTGTCTCGTACTCCTGTACAAAAACCTCTGCTTGTCCAATATCTGAATACTCGGATGGCTTTAAAAGAAAATCCATATGATACTTTTCAGGAGGAATGTATCCTTCAAGAGAAGCTATTTTTCTACCAAACTTTAAGGCACTTTGCCAAATGAGCGCTAGTTCTTCATCGGGAAGTGGCGGTTCACAAAGAGTAGCTTTTTCGTCAAATAACGCTTTTGCCTCGTCAGTATCGCCGTACCGAATAAGTACACGACCCGCATAGTGGCTCATCGTATTATTGCGATTTCCTTCAGGGATTTTATCAAGGTCTGCATCCCACGCTTCGAAATCATCTATTAAAAATTCCGTGATGGTTTGGTCACCGTCATGTATAAGAATTTCAGGATGGCTTACTCCAAAGATAAGCCTTGCACTATCAAGCGCATTACGGTCAAAGAACGGAAACGTATCCGCAATTTTCACTTTCAATTGCTTGTATTCTTCTTCATCCGTGATAAGTTCCGTTTGAAAATAAACATGGAAACGTGGTCTTGCAGACAGATTTCCTTTTTGCTTCATGTGATTGCGACTAGACACAACAACACAGGACACATTTGGAAAAGCAGTGGCAATGTCCGCCATATCTATCCAGTCCGCGGGATCATCTGAATGGTCGTTATCTAAATCCAACACTACATTGTCCGCTGCTAGAAAATTGGCACTTGAGCGTTGATGTTTATCAAATTCTGCACAGACATGGTCATAAGCAACTGCGTCTCGTAAACTATGTTCATCTGTAATGACGGCTTGATTAGAAAATGACAGACTATTTTCCCTTCCAACTGTTGGTGCTGTATATAAATGCATGGCTCTCATGGATGAATCTCCTCCATATCTGTTGTGAAATTTCGAATGGTTTTATTTTTACGTTTTGCCCGCGATAGTTCACGGGCCATTCCTTGTGAAAGCGTATCTCCAAAAATCCAAATCTCTTCACATCGATCGAGTAAAATTAAGTTCATTTTCATAGCGAGTTCTCTTTCTTGAACGTTGTCATCGTCCATAAACTGTGGAAAGAGAAGGTGGGGTGCAATTGGAATCGCACCCTTATATACTGCAAATCGTGAATATGTCCTTGCTCGCTTCACATTCGTTTCCACATCCCCACGATACGGGGAGCAAATATAAACAATGGGAAGATAAAGCATCTCCTTAAGTGCTAAAAAAGCAGTTGGGTCTGGATACCCTTTTGCATTGAAAAAATCATGTCGCATTGTTTTTCCTCCTAATCTTTTTGATAAAATTCACAAGTAAATCCTTCAGCATCTAGCTGTAAATCTGGTGCCCATTTGGGACTTTGACCGATCAGATGATTCACTTCTTCTACGTTAGCTGAATGCTTCGGTACTTCTAAGACCACCTCATCATGGACGTGCATCACAATCTGAAAACCTGCATCACGGAGGCGTAACATGGCTTCTGCTAAAATATCTCTTGAAATGGCTTGAACGATATTCTCTACAAGCTTGCCCCCGTAACTTTCTGTTCGTTCCCACTTACGACCAAGTCCGACATTTTCATACGTAATGGACTCCCCACCAAAACGATTAATGCCCATACGAGGTTTTACGTAAGCAAGTCTTCTACCACTCGGCAACTGGATAAAAAGAAACCCTTTTTCATAGGAAAAGATTAGACAACCAAAACGCTGCTTCGTCCTCGTTTGAATGACGTTTTTGGTAATACGGTCAATATCCCACCAAAGCCCGACAATGTTTGGGTTCGCATCTCGCCATGCATCAACAATTGGTTGGAGTTCATCTTCTTCAAGACCCATCTGGGTAGCTCCCATCGCTTTTAAAGCACCGACTGATCCGTTATAACCACAGGCCAGTTCAGCTATTTTTCCTTTCTGTCGCAAGTGCCCATTGACGCCATTCTTTTCAACAGGAACACCAAACATTTGACTTGCTGACTGACAGTAAATGTCCTCACCTCTTGAAAAGGCATCCATTCGCCACTGTTCCTCTGCAAGCCAGGAAAGGACTCTCGCTTCAATCGCTGAAAAATCAGATACAATAAAATGATGGCCCGCTTTTGGTACAAAGGCTGTACGGATAAGCTGAGAAAGAATATCTGACGGACTATCATATAAAAGTGCCAAATTTTCTAAATCGCCAGCACGAACAAGGCTTCTTGCCAGTTCTAAATCAACTAAACTATTTCTTCTTAAATTTTGAACTTGGATGAGGCGACCTGCATATCTCCCCGTGCGGTTTGCGCCATAAAACTGGATGAGTCCTCTTGCGCGGTTATCATTTCCTTTTACAGTTTCCATTGCTGTGTATTTCTTTACACTCGACTTCGATAACTCTTGTCTTAGTTCTAACACTTCTTTGACACGACCCGTTGCCGTTTCAAGTGCTTCTTCTACATGCTTTTTTGCCAAAGATTCCATCGAAAGCCCCTGCTCCCCGAGCCATGCTTTCAGCTGCATTGGAGAATTTGGGTTTTCAAGTCCTGTTAACTGCTTTGCTTTTGCCATGTTTTCTTCTTTCAACTTTTCATCTATACGAATCGCAGCATTTACAAGTACCGGATCAAGGGCAATCCCTCGGTCATTAATTTGTTGGTCAAGATGGTAATGTGCCCATTCCATCTCAGGCACTGGAAAAGGTGCTAGTTTCCCGTGAATCGCAAGTTCCGTTTCCACGTCTCGTTTGTTATAAGCTTTAAATTGCTCCCATTTGACAGGGTCATGGTGGGGCAAGTTACGTGTTCGACCATCATTCGTTTTTGTTGGTTTACATGGAATAGAAAAATAACGAATGAGAGCTTTTCCTTCTGCAAGTTTTTGTTTGTCTAACCCTAGTACTTTTCCAACACCCTCAAGTGATAAAGGAAGCCCTAGATAAGCTGACCAAACCATCGTGCAATACCAGGAATCAGGCGATAGTGTTTTATCTAAATAACTAGACAAACACACCCGCTCGAAGTTTGCATTAAATGCCCACTTCTCTACGTCTTCATCAAGCAATGCCTGCGTAATATGCGTTGGGATATTCTCGTCATTGGCTAAATCAACTACTTCAACCGCTTCACCATCTACTGAATAAGCAAAGAGGAGGATGGAAAAATCCTCACACTTTGCGTACTTATAGACACCGCTTTTCATCAAATCCACTGTCGAAAACGTCTCAATATCAATGAACAAGCGCTTAGGATAAGAAGTCATCATCGGCTACACTCTTAAAATCATCATTTGCACTGCTTCCTCCACCAAGCGGCTCCCCATCTTTGATTTTTTGGATGTTGCCAAGACCGCAAGCAATGCCTTTATTGCCATTTACATTAAAGGCGTAAAATGTAATGGATACCCTCGCATAAACCCCACTGTAAACTTCCGAACGATCTAAGATGGGTTCGACATTACCATCTACTATTTGCGGAGCAGTTAAAGAGTTTGCATTCACGAAATACGCATCTTTATACGCAGCATCGTCTTTTTCCACATCACCATCACGAAGCGGTAGTTTCAATGCACCTTTGTTTGGTTTCTTTCCTCCAAACTTCCCGATGCCTTGTTCGATTGCTGCCTCAATCGCTTTTTCGATTTTTTCAATTGTTTCCGTATCTTCTTTTGGAATGATAATGGATACAGAGTACTTCTCTTTACCGCCTTGAATTGAATGTGGCTCCCACACATGCGCATAAGATAGTCTTACTGGATTTGTTACAACTTTTGTTTGATTTCTCATAGTTTTTTCGTCTCCTTTTTAAATTCCATATTGATTGTTTCAACTTCTGGCCGTTTATCACTACGTGCTGCCAGTGTTAACTTTCCTTTTGGTTTTTCAATGTGATTTGCGAGTAATTCATGAAACGTTTCTATACCAAGCAACTTTGTCATCGCTGTGATGCCTTTTAGCTTTTTCTCATAAGGGTCAAAACCTGCCGCTTGCACTACTTCTGCAACCGTATCTTCATTGGTGTACTTTCGATTACTTCTGCCTTCGACAAGTTTTACAGACGTCCATTTCTGCCCGTCCATTGCACGTGCATAGGCATATGCTTTCATGTCTTTTAGCCACGATTCGATTAAATCAACTTTCTGCAAGACACCGTCTATTTCTTCATCTGACAATAATGCGGGTTGCTTAAATTCCGATTGTGCGATTTTGAGTGCTGCATCCGCACGTTCACGGCATTTATTTTTAATCGGGCAAAAGTGACACCAATCGCCCGCTTGAAAGTTTCCTTCGCCATTAATAGCAAGTTTTGATGTCGGAATGACCACTTCTTCTGCCCATTGATACAACGCTGCTTTACTGATCTCAAATACCGAGACATTTTCACGGCGTGGCTGGTAAATATGCAACACAACACGTTCAACGTCATAAATAGCATCAAATAGATGAAGCGCACCTAAGCCGTACAGTTTTAATTGCGGATTTTCAAAGGAATCTACCAAAATGCCTAACCCATGTTTGTAATCCACTACATGAAGCTCGTCCCCTGCAATGACGATACAATCGGCTGTTCCAAATGAACCTTCTGCAAAAGCCGATAAATCGAGTCTTTGTTCAATCCAGATGAGCGGGCTCGTTTTTGCGCTTATCAGTTCCATTACATAATTTGCATAACCCTCTGCACACTCTTCCATTTCCTTGTTGTAGAATGTGAGACTCGCAGTAGGATCTTTCGTTTGATAGCCTAGTAGCTTCTTCAGTTTGTGTTCTCCTAATGAATGGGCTTCGGTGCCTTCTAGTGCATATGGGCTTGTCCGCTCTTGAAACTTTTCAGCAATCCATGCAGACGGTGGACAATTCAGCCAACGAGCACTTGAGGAGGGAGATAATATGGCATGGCTCATGTGATAAGCCCCTCCACTTCGTCCAGCAATGCTTCATATTTTGAAGCATCAATTTCGGAAAGTTTACTGACCCCAAAGCTTTGAATTGCTTCCTTAACAGCAGCGGTATGCCCTGCCCGTGATTTTTCCGCGAGCACCTTTCTTACATCTTCTAAGGCTGGTTCATTTTTGGGAGTTACATTTTTACTTTTCGAAGCTTTGTCTTTTGCATTTCCTTTAGTTGTTTCCTCTTTTTTCACAGCTTGTCCATCAAGAGATACGTTGGATTCCATTGCCTGTACTAAGATTTCAATACTTTCCGCGAGTGACTTTAGATCACTTGCCACATCTAAAGCGAGTTTGATTTTACTCACCACCATCACGCTCCTTTCTATTTAGTTTTCTTATCAGCTTCCTTGTCTTTATGAAGCATCAACAATTGGTTTGCCAAACGTTTGGATACGATACTCATCGCAGTAAGCACACCTACCATTTCCGCCTGTAATTCTTTATCTGCCACTGCTTTCATGTTTTCGTCATCTTTTGTTTGATGCATATTCAGGTCACCTCCTTCCGCTAAACGGCCCTTCACTTACTAGCCAATGGGAACGATACTTTGGTAACCTAAAATTTCATTTTTTCTAAATTCCTTTCAACAGAAGACGGAAAGTTTCTCTGCCTTTAGGTGTAATCAGTGTTTGTGTTCCTACCCAGCCTGTTTTGTTGTTCTGAGCTTCTTTAATTTCAAATAGACCATTATTTTTCTCTGCATAAGGTTTTAACTGACCCTTTTGGTCCCGATACACATATTTCTTTTTAATTAGAAACTGAATAAACACTTTTTCCTTCACCTTTAATGCTTTGGCAGTATCTCTGAAATTAGTTAATAGATTTCTGTCTACCAACTCATCAAAATACTCTGCCTTTGGTAACATACTTGTGTTATCTGCGAGCAGTCTTGAGTTTTCCAATTTTAATTCCTGGATGGTTACATCTGCCATCTTAATGGCTCTCGACATAATCATCTCTGGTGTATTCCATGCTTTTTCAACTTCAAGGAAATACAGCCTTGCTTGTTTTCCCCTTTCAGTTCTTTGAAGCATGCACAGTTCTTTAGCCATTGGAATCGTAAGTTGATGATCAGTTGACGGTCTGCCTCCAGTATTTTGGGTTTTACTCAAAATAGAGTAAAAGTCCACACCTTCTGAAAAACCATACGCACACATTCTCTTAAACCAATCGTTGTACCGGGTTTCGACCTTTAAAAACTCATGCAAATCCCTACCCGATACAAGTGGTTCACTTTTGCTGAAATCAACTTTTACTAATTCATTCATTTATACGTCACCTCGACTTAATTGATAGGGAAAGTTCCCTTCACTTCTTAGCCAATGAGAAGAGTAGTTTGGTAACCTAAAATTTAAAAAACTTTTTTAGTTTCTTTATAATCGCATTTCTTCTCTTTAAAACAGTCACATGGGAAGCATTGATTTTCTTTCCAGCTTCACGTGTTGTGAGCTCTTGGTAGAATAGATAATCAATCAATTGTTTTTCTTGTTCATTCAACACTTCCATCGCTTCCTGCAGAATAAGGAGCATCGCCTTGTGCTCGATTATCCCTTCAACCGAATCCTCTGTATTAAAATCTTGGCCGATATCCATTAGGCGTTGAATGGAATCCTCTTTACTTGGCACAAAGCTCACTTCTTCCTTTTCCATGTCCACATCAATCCGACCAAGCTTTACATCGCTTTCCAGGTATCTCTCCCGGCGCTTCATTTTGTAATATTCCTTGTAAAGCTCTGGTGTAACAGGTGTTTTTTGACCTTTGACTGTAATGTACTTTTGATCGTTTGACATAAAAATGCCCCTCTCTCTCGGGGAGAAAAGGGCATAACTATCAGCCGAAAAACTCACCATTTTTTTAAAAAACGGGAGCCTTTCAGCTGCTTCATTAAATTCGTAATGTGTTAAACTTGATTTAGTAGGAATTACTAGAGCTAGGTTCATTTACAAAAAAATAAAACTGGTATCAGAGTTCCTAATACCAGTTTAGATTCAAATGGAATTGCTTCGTAATTGAGCGTCAGTTACTTCTTGCTTGCAGGTAGTTGCAAGTAGTTGCTTATGAGTTGCAAGGAGGGGGAAAAAGTGAAAAGACTTTGTTTTGGAACATTTGCACATGTTCTTCGCATGTGTAAATTGGATAATATAACTAATACGGAACTTGTAGGAACGTTGACACGGACAGTAGACCCAAATTGCCAGTATATAAATAAAGACAATGCCTCAGCTGTATCACACTTACTCAGTTGTAATAGAGATCTTTCAAGAGGGAATATTACCAACGGTGGAAGCGGCGCCGCGAGAAAGCCAGGTGAAAGTGTAAGCAATGTCATAAATGCTTCACATAAAGCAAACAAAGACGATGTCGTTCAGAAGTTTCGGGAAAGCGTAGTGTGTTTGATAGACGAAGATAAAAAAGAGAAAGCCGTACTTGCCCTAATTGAAATTATTGAAGAAGACGCAATTCTTGATGGTGAAAAGAGACTGAGTTTTGAAAAATATATGGGGCGAACAAAAAAAGCCCTGCTTTTACAGGACGTTTTTGCTTTGGATGATTTTTTAGCTGGTATTTTCCTTTATACAGTAGCTGCAGGGGTCGATAACAGGGTAGGTAAGGAGACGGTAAAGGGTATCACTCTTGAATACATAAATGGGTTAACTAATACTAGGAATGTCAAAGTCATTAATGAAACCGCGGAAGATATATCATCAACTGAAGAGGCGGTAGAATCGCTAGAGGTTCAATTAGATGAGTGCCTTGAGCCCCTCTACTTTGATGAAGAATTTGACGGCCAAATTATATTACTAGATCGCTATTTACGCCGTTTAAATAACATCCTTATCAGTAAGGTTGAAAATGACACCGACTACGATTTATTCGTTGGTACGCTATATGAGGCGGTTAAACGAGGTAAGGAAATAAAAAGTGCAGAAGGCGAATTAAAAAACTTTATTGACGATATGTCACTATTAGCGGAAGAATGGTCAGCCACAACAGAAAATACTGAAGAAGATATTAATGAAAACAACAGAACCCTTTCTGATGTATTTGAAAGTATTGAAACTGCGATTTTTGAGTACCTTGATTTTCGTCAAGACTATTTGCTTGAAAGAAAATTTTCATTATCTCAAAACGCTACACCCCAGGAGCGCATGCTTGCAATATTCAAACAATCTATTTCTGATTATCGCATTTATGATTTTGTCTACACAGACCCCTGTGTATCGTTGTCTTGGAGTTTAGAGATAGAAGTGGAATATTTTGTCGATACTATTAAGAATAAGATATTAAAACCATTTGCACATATTCAAAAAGATTCACTCTTTTTGAATGTAGGCGAATTTGTTCAATGTCTCGATGCTTATAATTCATACTTATCAATTAATATGTATCCTTTGGACAATCATACGTTTATCCCAATATACCGAGAGAACAATATTTGTATTTGGCAAGTAGAAAATGTATGTTTCGGCAATTAAAAATGTAGCGACTTGCCAACATCCATTTCTAGCGATTGAGTAACGATTCTTTATGCCGGAAACTTTCCCGATTGAACACCAGTAAGTGTGAATAGTGGATTAAGCGATCAATAAATGCTTCCGTCAAAATCGGATCTCCGAATATATGATTCCATTGCCCAAACTGCAGATTGGTGGTCACGATCACGCTTCGCTGTTCATAACACAAATTGAGTACTTGGAATAGAAGCTCTGCACCTTGCTTATGAAGCGGCACGTAGCCCAGTTCATCTAA